CAGGAACAGGTGAATGTACTCCAGATTTGAAAAGAGCCATATGATCAAACTCAACGAACAACTCATAGAATGGATCTTCGATAGCATCATCCCAATCCTCGGCGCCGATACGCTGAGCGGGTAATTTTGCCTCCAAGAAATTTAATTGTCGTTGAGAAGGCCACTTTGGTTGCCAATGAACATGTGAACCATCTTTGATTAATTCAATACGGTGGTCTCTCGGCTTTACACCCAAATCACGGTACAATTGTGCAGTTTCTTTAACACAAGGTCGCTTGCCTAAACAAACCTCAGCTTTCGCCCTCAAATTTTTAGGTACGAAAGATAAGTAACACAAGCCTTCGACCTTATGTCTAACACGTTTACCCATCCTGACTCTTTTCCTCGTTTTCTTCCAATCTTCATAGGACAATTCATGAGCAGAATCAGCGATTTTCGCTTTATCAGACTGCAAAGATTGTGGAGTGAATTCGGCGATTTTCGCCTTATCAAAACACCCAACAGTATAGATTGCGCTGGAAACTTTCATATCATATTTGTATTTCTTTCCTGAATAGCCAATGCGAACTGGTTCTTCTAATTTGGGAGACTCTGTAACAACATTCCAAAAGGGAAACCTTATCTTCAAAATATTCATTTTGAGATCTGTTGCACTTGAGGAAATTGAAACAGCAAGCTCAACCGCAGAAGTCAAACCTTGATGAACAACACGAACGTGGTTAGCAACTTGATAAGCAGCAGCCTTCCTAAAATAAGAAAGGTCACCGTCTATGAAAGTGACACCACTAGGGTATGTGTCGTCATCATCGTCGTCATGAGAGTGTAAAGGACGTTTTGCGCAGTAACAAAGATTTAAAGCATTCAACGTATGATCAAGAAGCGTAGCTCCCATCGTGGATTCAGCCGGATTATGCTTCGAGTCACGTCTACCGCAATGAGAACAAACATTGCAGAACCATTTACCCGAGTCAACCATTACGCCACCGCAGGTTTCGTGAGTTCTAACCTTAGGACCAGAGATCCTACCTTCAACAAGCGCATGAGTGGAATTCATGTCTCGTAAGGAATAGTGTCGAACCCACTTGCCAGAGTGGCGCTGATCAACAGCAAGACCGGACTCAGTCCAGACAGGGAACCAGCCCAAATTCTCAGCTCGTTCGACGAGCTGAGAAAAATGAATCATCCTTGGAGTGGACGATTCGTTG